ACTATTTTTAGTAGGCTAGTTTCCGGTACTCCTTTGTGGAAAGTCCAAAATTATCTAAGAGGTGCATTAGGTGTTTTGTCCGAGTTCGCAGAAGCGTCTAAAGAAAATACTAAAGCAAGGAATGAACAGAATGATGCTATTGTTAAGAATATAAAGAAGTACGATACTCTTAATACCGCAATGAAAGACACTATGCTTGCTTATGATAACTATAGAAAGGGAATTGCTGAAGAAGCAGATATGAATGTTTTAAAAGAACAAATACAAGATACTGCGGCATTTCAAATAGCACTCAAAGCAACAGGAGACGAAGCCTATGCTATGGCTAAAGCCTACAATAGTGTTTCGGAAAAACATAAACAAATGCGAAAGGAAGAAGAAGAAGTCATAAAAATGGCAAAACAGGCTCATGCTTTTGATGAAGATAGATTAGTATTAGCAGAAAAAAGGGCTAGAAAAAAATCAAAAGCAAGAGGCTTTGGCGAAGAACAGACTGAACTTGAAGTAAAAGATGCCGTCGGAAGAGAAAAAAGAAAAATGTCCAAAGAACAAGAAGGCATTTCTAAAGACAGCAAGAAAGAAGGCTTTGAAAGTTTAAAGAAAAGTTTCTTTGACCCTAAACAATTTAAGGCTCTTGCTTTACCAATTGCTCCTTTAATTGGTATGTTTAGATTAGCAAAGAATAGAAAGAAGTATCAACAGAAAATATTGAATTTTAATAAGATGATGCAAAAGTCAATATTACCTAATTTACAAAGGATGATATTATTTGTTATATTTGGTGCTATAGCCTTCTTAATCTTCTTAAAAGCCGCATATGAAATATTCAAAGTATTAGAAGAAATGGGGTTGATAGCCGACATAAAAGACTTTGTTATAGGAGTATTTGGAGTAGTGATGGATTTATTTAAAATAGCATTTGCGTTCATTAGTGGAGACTATGAAAAAGCATTTGCGTTAATACCACCTATGTTAGAGAAGGTAAAGAACTTATTAATAGACGGAGGAATATTGCTAGTCGAATTGGCATGGACTACATTAGTAGCAGGATTTGGATTAATAATAGATTTCTTCAATGAAATGTTTACTAATCCTACTTTCGCCGCCGCAGTAATAGAATATGCAGTTCAAGCAGGTATGTTGGTAGCGGGAGTTTGGATGGCAAAGACATTAGTTGCTATGGCACTACAGTTGCTTGCTACTTATGCACTACCGTTAGCAGTATTTGTTTTAGTAGCGGCTTTCTTAGTAGCCTTATATGTTCAATACAAAGAAGAAATAAATGCCATGCTACTTAAAATAATTAAAGAACCTGTTGAGTTCGTTGCTAAATTACTTAATTATATGACTAATGGTGATTTCTTTAGTGACATATTAAGTACACTAAAGGACTTTGCTAAAGGTTTTGTTTTCAAAGTAAGTCTAGTCAAAGGTGTCAAAAAATTCCTTGGTAAAGTGAAAGATAAATTTACTAAAACGGTTAAGAAAGGTAGAGAGGTGGCTAAAACTGCAAGTGGCTATAATAATTTAAGTGACGAACAAAAGAAGAAATTGGATAGTTCTATTAAAGGTGCTTTCGCAAATGGGGGCATAGTTTCTGCTTCCGGTCTACAATTAGTTGGAGAAAAGGGGCCGGAATTAGTTAGGCTACCTGCGGGTAGTAGAGTGCATAATAATAGAGATTCTATGAAGATGGGAGATACTAACATCAACATTACTATAAACGCCAAAGATACTTCCGATGCTGAATTAAGAAGAATAGCAGACCAAGTTGGAAGAATGATAACAAATAAAATCAATAGGAGTTCTTCTTCTAGTGGATTCGTGAGGTGATAATTTGACTACAGTATATTTGAAAATACAGAACCATAAAGCCGGTGATGGACTGACTACTAATGTAATACCTCTAAAAGTAAATAGTGTAGGTATAAGTGTTAGTAAATCAATTCCTGCTTTTCCTATTCCTTTGTCCGGCGTTGCTACTGGTGAATCTATAACAGCCGCATTGGATTTAGGTATGGCGACTAAAAATGTTTCATTGCAGGGAATAATAATGGATGAAACTATTACTAAAATTGTCAATAAAACATCTACTCTTAGAAGATTTACAGCACACGAAATAGCACAAATGATTGCATCCGGTGTTGATTCTACAGGGTTTGCTAAGAATCAAGCGGTAAATGAACTTGTAGTTTTGATACCATCTTTTGTTGCTAGTGATTATAATTATAGAGGAACTTGCAGTATAAGTGACCATAAGAATAAGACGGACTGTGAAGCCGGAGGAGGAACATGGACACAAACTGTTTTCGATAATAGCACTAGAGATGTAGGGCAAAATGTTCCATTTAATTTTGCATCAAGAGGCGACAATAATGATTTAGACAATATAGGAGTTCCTGCTAAAATATCTTCTTTCCCCGACTTTGAAACAGATACAGGCATGACAGGATTCATTAGAAATTTTGGATGCGACATTAGCGGAGAAGCATTCGAATTGTCATTTAATTTAGATTTTGAAACAGCAATTATAGTTCCATAGGTGATAATATGTATGATGTGCTTATTGGAAAACAGCGAGGGTTAATATTCCCCGTTATGTGCAATGGTCATGTTAGAATAGATTATACTGATAATACTAACTCATCTGTTGATGATATAAATTATGGACTATTTTCTCATGCAGGAAGTTTTACCTTTGAAGCAATAGTTACGCCTTACGATATAAACGGGGCAGGGCAATGGTCTACATCGGCTAATTCAATAGGGATAGAAACAACAACAGAAACACAAAAAGTAATGCCTTCCGTGACTAAAACCCAAAGCGGTGCTAATGGTAATGATGATTTTTTAAGTGAACGCTATCTTAATGTTACGAATAGATTGACTCATGAAATGATGCTTTTTTCTAACTCTAAATTTTCTATATCTTTAGTAAACTCTACTACACATAATCAAAACCAACCCGCAGAATACAAAATAAAGGTAGTATTAGATTCACAGACAACTATAACAGACTTACCTGTAATAAAATCTACTTCCGGTTTTGGTTGGTCTTACCCCACAACTCCTGCAAACCCTTCTTTAACTCCTTTAGTCATTGATGGGTTTGACGCTGATGGAAGAATAACGCACTCTTTTGCAGGAACTACAGATGCTTCTAGTAGTGGAGTTACAATAAACATAGATGATACTACTAAATTTCACATTAATCAAGAAGTGTTCTTGAAAGATGGTTTCAACTATACCTCTTTAGGAACTATTGCTTCGATAAACACAGGAGTTAGTTTTGATTTAGCAAACGCACCTGCTAACACAATATCTACATCAACTAAGATATATGTTCACTCTTACAAAGACGCTTGTTACATAAACAATCAATTTCACATAGCCTGTTCATATAATGATATATCTAAAGAAGTTAGATTGTTTTTAAATGGTATTTTAGTAAAAATAAATACTCTAACTATTGATGATTTTATTATGCCAAAAGGAGATTCATTTATCGGCAATCACCATAATCCTAGTTTTTCTACTGGCAAATTTAGCACTATTCATAACAAACAATTTATGGGAGAAATGCATGAAATGTCTATGGTAAATACAGTTAAGAAAAAGTTTCTAATAAATAACTTACTTCCTAATTTAAACGACACATTGTTCTACTTTAGATTTGAGGAGGTAGATGAATGACATCAACAATAGTGGCCTTTACTCCGTCTAAAGACACATTAACCTTCGATAGAGCAAGCACGACTAATGGTAGTGCTAACTTAACAGTGTCTCCAAATACTGATAGTCTTTTTATCGGAATGGTAGTTACAGGTAGTGGAATACCAAATGGAACTGTAATAATTGGTTTGTCTTCATCAATAGCAGTTCTTAGCAAGTCGGCTACTAATTCTACAACTGCCGATAGAACTTTTACCAAATCAGCATCTGAAGTTCCTCCTCATCCTTTATTGTGTGCAAGCACATTATCCCCTACAAGTAGTGGTTCAGTTGTAGATAATTTTGGTGCTTTTATAATAGAAGAGGGTTCGGGGAGCGTTGTATTGACTCCCATAGGCAGGTCGCAAATTGCTAACTGTAATGTTACTATGGGTAGTGAAAAGGTCACTTTATCTATTGGAAATACTAACTCATTGTATGTCGGTCAAAGTGTAACAGGAGTAGGTTTTACGGGCATGAGTGCTACAATCAAAAACATACCGTCAAGCACTACATTTAATTTAACGGAAAAGGCGAGTGCTACTGCTACCAATACAACATACACTTTAGGGCTAGAACATCAAAATTTACAAAACACAAGAGGCACTTCTATAAAATGCTTTGACGATTTAACTCAAACAGGAATAAACATTAACAGCGTTAATATAAATACACACTATTTATTTGCTATGATTCATTCTAATGATAGTGCTAAACATCACTTTGTTAGAGTTAAAGAAATACTAAACGATGATGTAAATGGAGACTCTTTTGAGTTTGAGCCAAAACTAGGGGATGAAGTCAGTAAGGGAGTTAAATTCAAATTATACTCTACTCCTATTCCTACTGATAAAACTATAGCGGCAGTTGGTCTTGGAATAAAGAATAGCATAGGTCATAGTGCAGGTCTATCAAGACCATTGTTTTATTTCTTTGATGAAAAAACAGACAAGAAAAATCAACTTGACCATAATAAAAAATATAATATTTTATATTCGGAGTTAGATTTTTTTTCGGCAGGAACAGATACACTAACAACAACTAGTTTCTTTACCACTATGCAGGACTTTGGTTTTGAAGTTATTGATTATAGTAGATTTTCTTTAAGAACTAGGTTGGTAGATAGATTAAGAGAATTAGATAATCCTCTTACTCATAATCAATCATCTAGTGGTAATGAAGGCGGTGTTCCTTTACCCGATTTTACACCATTCGATAGAGATAGTTGTTTCTGCCATGCTAGAAGAGATGACGACGATGAAGTAACAGGCCTAGCAAGTCAAAACTATACTGGCCCTATTAGATATTTGTCTTATGGTCTTTCTAAAGATAAAGCAAATTTAAGTTACAATGTAATTGACCAACAATTGTATGAATCTATTGGCGCAAAGGGTAGTTTAGCAGAAGTAAAAATAGCAGACCCTTACAGAATAGTGACTACTAAAATGAAAGATAACGAGCCTCTTAGAATTAGACAACAACTATTTACAGGAGACTTTAATGAGTTTAAATCGTTTGGAGCAACAATTTTTTCATTTGTTGGGGGTTCTATATATAACATAACAACAAGCCACGACTTAAACAGTTATTTGAATGAAGGGGATGAAGTTAAAGTTGGTAATAGAATAATGGTAGTTTCGGGATTAGGTGCTTTTAGTAATGCCGCACAAACTATTTCATTTACAACTTACCATAGATTAGAAACAGAATCTGAATTTACCATAGGTAGTTTGCCAACATTAGCAAATGGAAGTTTATTAGAAAGAAGGGCTTATAACAAAAAGGATAAAACTTTACTAACAGATTTTCCATTGGTAAATAATAGGCAAGTAGACTTATATGTAAAATTCTTATCAAAAGAATTCTCATTTTTATATGCTAAAGTTACTTCTATTGATGCCGTCAAAAAATTAATTACTCTAAGTTTTTCAAATAAGGCATATTATGATTCGGATGGTAACACTAGCAACGAACATGAATATCATGCTCAAGGAAACATGCTAGATTATATGAATGGCCAATATGCTATTTTAGTAGAAAAAATAGATGGAACTGTTGAAAGAATAGATAACTACAAACAAAACGGATTAACTCAAGTTAAGTTAGCAGGTAGAAGTAAAATAAGGCAACTAATATCTCCTATCATAAACAAGAATACTTTATTTTCTCAAGATGTAATTTATTCAACTCAAAGTCCGTATAATAAATTATCTAGTGTTGGAGTAAACTTTACTTGTGAATTCGATAATAAAACATTAACTGCTTCGGGCAGTATAACTTTGACAGCAGGAGACAGGGTTCATTTGAAACATGCTTCGGGCATGATGGGGTATATAGGAGAAATAGCAACAACAGTGACAGGAACTAGTTTTACATTAGTGGATAAAGCAAGGGCGCAGGGAACTACACTTGCAGGGTTTAAAGAATCAAATAAAGGATTCATGTTGAATAAAGCATTGGCAACTAATACTCTAGTAGATTCTACCACTAGTCTAAGCGGTGCATCCGATAAAGGACTGTTCTTTGATTCGGGAGTAAAAATAACTTCTTCCGGTGACGAAGGAGATATTTTAATCAGCAGTAGTGCAAGCGACAATGAAGGAGCAGTAGGGTATTTCTTAAGTGACATTGCTAACATGAAAAGCGATTCTCACTTCCAAACTATACTAGAAGATGAAAATGGAAATAGCGAAACCTTTGATACTGTAAACACTCTTATTGATTTTGAGATAGTAAATACTAGGTCTGCCGGTGAGAATAAAGGAACTATTGTAACCATTGCTCCATATAACCCACTAACATTGGGTAGGGTTGATATTAACCACGCTAACACCCAAGATACTGATTTTACTTTAGTTGGTAAACTAACACATAATATGAGTCTTGCTAGAAGATTTATAGAAGTTGATTCGGATTCTGCCCTGTCTTCTGTTAATAATATTAGAGGAGAAAGAAACTTACATCTAAAGCCTTTATTTGTAAATGGTAAATTTTTAGCAAATATATTACAAGTTGAAAAGGATATTAATGTTACAGTAAATGCAACAACTGTCGCTAATGGTGACGCTACATTAACAGTAGATACAAGTAAATTATCAGTAGGTATGGTAATAGATGATACCACCCATTCTAACATTCCTTCATCCACCACTATAACATCCGTAGGTAGCACTAGTATTGAAATGAGTAATAATGCTGATGGTTATAGTGCAAGCCCTACTGAATTTTCATTGGCTAGCAACCAATGTAGAATAATGCTAGACCGAGAGGTTGGTGTTCATAGTTTCATAAGAGCATCAGTAGTTGCGGGTTCTCCTGTAATAAAAAATGTAGATACTGAAAAGTTATTTGTCGGAATGCGAGTGATAGGCACAGGTTTAACGGTTGGAACCACATACTTAATTGAAAGTATGAATAAAGAAGAAAGAACTGTTACTTTAGATAATAATGCAGAACTTACTATCAATGTAACAACACTCTTTATTGCTTTCTTTGTCAGTGGGATGTCAATAGATAGATTAGAAGGACATCACAATCAAGACAATGTAAGGGAAACTACAAAGTTTACACACGAATTAAATTTGTAAAATGGTGGTCACTTACACGGTGGAAAAAACATTGCATTGTTACATCCACAAGTTAATCAAACTAATATACATAATATAACGAGCATATTAGACTTCAAGTTGGAAGCAGAACATCCTATGTTGTTTAATAGCGGAAATAGGGTTCACAGTTTAATAACAATGGCTAGAGTTGATAGGTTAGGGAGTTATCAATCTCAATTCGGTTCTTCTAACTATAGGTTGCTTAATTTAGAAAAGGGCAACTACAACAAGAGTAAGCATTTAATATTTGACTCGGATGACACTAGAATGTATGAAAACGAAACTAGCAAAATAAAATATTATGCTAGTGCGTATAGATATAACGCAGGACAATATGTTGATGGCATTCGCCAAAACAATATAATAGGAACAGATATAAGTCAAAGGAATTACATTGGTGAAGGTAATATAAGAACTGTCAGTGGTAATTCTGTAGTTACGATAGATGTCGAAAAATATATGGGGGGAAGCGTAAACTCCTTTTTCCATAATGTATTTAGGGTTGGTCAAAAGGTAGTTAGTCCTGATATTCCTAGTGACACTTTCGTTGGTGCAATTGTAGGATTTGGTGAATCGGGTGACTTGCTATTACAAATGAGACTTGTAGATTTGGATGGTAACGCTGTAAATGCAACATCCACTACTAATACTTCAGTAGCAACATTCTTCAAGTTTGACAACAAAAGAATATTAGAATCAAGAGGATTTTTACCTAGCATTGGTGATAAATTTTTTGAGCCAACTACACTAGAACAATGCACTGGCAATCCACATGGTTTAGAATTTTTTAGAAGGGGAGGAAAACCTCTTACCTTTTTCACTCCCTATGTTCACGATAAACTAACATTATATGAACAGGCAGACTATCCTAACTTAAGAGGTTCCGCTAATAATAAAACTAGACACATAAATTCTCATCAGTATAGAGATAAATTTGAACAAATAGACCCTAAAGTTACTAGAATGTTTTTATTCAGTAATAGTGATTTATTACCTTACTCTTCTACAAGAAAAGACAGTTTGTTAAACATAACCAAAAATAGAGATATAACAAAGTATTCATTATTAACATTAGAAGAATTAAACCTTAGCACACGCTCAGATTTGAAAGAAGCCTCTAGGGGAATAACAAATACAATAACTGCCGTTGATGACTCTTACAGACATCATAATATTCTTTCTGCCTTTGATGGAAAACAAATAAATAAACTAAGAAGATTCAGCGTTATGAGATTAACCGAATTAGTTGTGGATGTATTCTATAATCAATTTGACCCTGAAAACATACCGGAAAATACTAACAACATAGGAACTATAACCAACTATCCTAGACACTACATTTTAGGCGTTAGTGATGGAAACCCCTCATATAACCCTATTGGTATAGGTTCTATTAGTGGTAAAGTCATCAACACTGTTGATGATACAGGAAGTGCGGCAACTGCCAATATACAAGCCGAACAAATCTTAGTAGATAGGGCAGGTAGATTTATTGGTGTGGTGGCTAGTGTAGGAACTAACACCATAACATTAGTAGACAAACCGAATAGAACAGTTTTAGACAGTTCTAACAATGCCGGTTTCAATAAACCTACAGTTAATCAGCAGAATGGAAGTTCACCTAATATTAATTACATGCGACTATTTTACATAAGCAATTCATACACAATGCCGGCTGTAGTAGAGACTGTCTCCTGCAATATAGTAAATGGAAGTCAAACTGTAACTGTGGTTAATGCAAGTGACATGGATAAGATATTTATTGGTATGACAGTTACGGGAAGCGGGATAGGTAGTTTAACTCAAAATGTAACTTCTATCAACTTCTCTAACAACACCTTTACGCTACGCTTGGATGCTACATCAACAGGAACCACAACCTTAACTTTTACAAATAAAGGTGGAACTGCAACTATTTCGGGCTATAACACCGACAATGATTTTGTTCAAGGTAACGGTAACATTAACCCAATGCAGTATGTTACTATGCGAGGACTAGCAAGTGATGGAACTGGTTATCCAAGTAACTATGTTTCTACAAGTGCGAATAGAGGAAATAACGATAGTGGTTATGGTGGAAACAATGCTAGTTTTTGTGACACTACTTTTTCGGATATTTTTGGCGTAAATGCTATGGGAGGAGAAGTTGCAGGGTCAAACCAAGATAATAGCATAGTTTTACCAATTGTTTTATCTAGTCAAAATTCGTCTTTTTACTCTTGGATAGCAAACCAAACAAGAGATAGTAATAATAGTAATTTTTACCTTGAATCTCGATATGGTAACACTTTCCCACAAATGATGGAGATAGCAGTTACACCGGATTTAAGAAACGGTACACAAAGTTTCTTTGGAGCATCGAAGCACAGTGCGGTTAATTCCTCAGACGAAAATAACAAAAACGCAACAAGAAATTATCAAGGCTCGATTCCTATATTTTTAGATAGATGGGGAATAACAGGCGGTAGCGGTGCTAAGGTAGATACTGGTATGGCCGCTACTAAGGTAGGGTCTTTTGTAAGCATAGACATAGAGGGAACAAATAGACAAGAAGTGAGGTTTGGGATTAGCACAGGAACTACTACTAAAAGCACAACAGGAACTATTTCTCAATCACCGATAGGTTTCGCTACTAAGGTGATAGGAACAGATAGTTATAATGCAAACACAAATAGAACTTATCGAGATGATGCCGATGGAGTGTTTGGTGGTTTTAAGCCAACTTTAAGAATTGATGTGGGTTATACAGCATCTTGTGTTTTTAACACGGTATCTACTACCGCCGCTAGATTTGAAGACACAAATGATGAGTTAGCGGCAGATGAAGAATATGTTACCTTCGCAAATAGGTCAATATATCTTTATGTAGATAGTGAGAAAGTTCCATTTTTTACTAGAACACAAGAAAGAACTGCCGGTGTTAGCCCTCCACTAATTCATATGTCCAACAACGCTACAAGTGCGGGAACAGATGTAGATGTTATATTTAGCAGAAATAGAGTAGGAACTAAAAAAGCAACTAATGGCACAGATGTTACTGTTCTAGCATTTACTGATTTTAATATAACATCACAAAAAAACAGTTTCGCAAATGGAGATGGAGAAGTTAGAACAGATAATCCTTTATTCTTAAGCCATGTAGATTTGACTGGTTGTTATTTAGTTTCCGAAGGAGTGAAAATAGACGATACTGATGATGATGGAAACCCAGTGGTTAGAGACTTAGGCGTTACTATCGGTAGTAATGTTGCGGAAGATGGCTCAAGAACTATGAATGGTCTTGCCCAAAATAGAGCCTCAATGGATTTAGGAACGCCCAACCATATATTATATGTTATATCACACGAAGTAGACACAACAAGAAAAGACAGAACTCATATTTTGACGGTTAGTGGAAATTTCCCTTTACCTGTAGCGGCTTCTGTAACCGCAGGTAGGCTTAAGACTTTTAGAATAATGCAACCTAACCATACTTGCTTTCATAATTTTAGCCCAAAGAAAATTAGATTGAATCAGTTGTCTTCAAGTTACACTAAGAAACCTAAAGAAAATACTACTTACACTACGATAAACAACTTCGTATTTGCAGATAGATTGGGTAGTAGAAGCGACGAAGGGAACAATGAGGCAGTTCTTTCGATGTATGTTGTTGTAGATACTGACGGACAAACAGATGAAAGCGATATTGTTATTAGAAACCCTGCAAGTATGAGAAATAATATAATGACAGAAAGTAAATTAAAAATGAATTTTAGTGATGGGGATAACAATAATTTTACTACCGTTGAATTTAGTGATGCAGGAAATGATATAGGCCTTGAAATGACTCTTGAACAACAAAAAGAACTCTTAGGTGTAGTTTCTGTCTCCGAGACTATGGATGTTTTAGTTGGAACTAATAATAGTATAGTTGCTAAGAGGGCTATGATAGGTTCTAGTGTCACAATTGCATCCGATAGTGATAGTCTAATTAATGAATTATTAGAAGAAAATAATGTAGACTTTACACAAACAACTACTAGTTATCCATTTATTGTGGCTCCTAATTTTAGGGGTGTAGATTTATTTTCAGCAATAAAATTCTTAATGACTAAAAAGGATAAAACATTAATAGAAGAGGGAGGTTCTTTTAAGATAAAGGATAAAATTGAACAAGATTTATCTTCAAGAGTTTTCTTTAACACTTTAGATAATAAAACAGAAATATTCTCTTACAGTAGAGAAAAGAGTGAATTTGATTTATTTAATGAAATAGAAGTATTTGGTAAGTTTCACAAAGGAGTTAGAAAGGAACTTAGAAGTATCAAGAAGAGAGGTAAGAAGACTCTACAAATATTTGAGAATGCACTCACTACTCAAGTAGATGTAGACAAAAGGGCATTACAGTTGTTAAAATTGCACAATGATGAAAGTTTTGGTCTTCAATTAAATGTTGGATATAAGGGAATATCTCAACTAAGAGTTGGTGATTTGGTTACTGTTGAAATACCACAAGAGGGTATTAGGAGAAGCGAGTTTATTGTATTAGAAATACAACATAATCTAACAGGAACTATGGACTTAGAACTAGGTAGTTACACCAAAGGACTAGAAGATAGATTTGCAGAATTAGCAGTAGCGAATAATGCTATAAATAATAAAATTAGAGAAAATGAATTTGATGATGTTGCACAGAAGTTCGATATAGCGAAGACGGCTAAGATAAAGCCGATAAAATTCTTAGTGAGAAAATCTACAGTTCCGGTTGGTTCTTTTGCACTTAATACTAGCACACAAACACTAAATACGAACACCGCCGCATTAAACATAGGAGTAACGACTACTACTACATTAGTGGAGGAAGAGTTTTGATAACTGAAAAATTACAGAATTTGATTGCAGGTCACATTGCGAGCAGTTTAATTGATAGTGCTAAAGTTGGTTTAGGGGGCAATACTACATTCCCAACACAAGGGGATTTAGATGTTCCTTTGACTAGTGTTAGCGTAACAAGTACGGCGACTAACGATGCCAACTCAAATGTTGTTCAAATAAAGGCTACAGTAAACTGTAATCAAGCAGGGATGACAGGTCAAGTTCTTAGAGAGGTTGGATTTTATGATTCTACTGATTTAGTCATTAGACAAAATTTTGATGGAATCGGGCCATTTTCTTCAAATGACACTTTAGAATTTTTTATATTATTAGAGGTAGAGTAATATGCCAACAGAAGCAAATCCACATCATTATTCTAATCACACTAAAGACGATACTGCTATTTCTCAAATAGAGGATGCCGTAGATTTTCCGCATACTGGATTGATAAAAGCATTAAGTTTGGGCATAAGAGGAAACTTTGCGATAAAAGACTCAATAACAGGTTTCGACATAACCCAAAGTTCTTCATCTAGTAGTGCTGTTGTGGTAGAGGCAGGTAAAATATTTAGGGATGGTCTTTTAACGCCCTCTACTGCACAAACTACCTTTGCTCAAAGTGACTTTAATAATACTGCAAACGCACACCATTTGTTAGTTGTCGATTCTACCAACACTGTAAGAATCCGTAAGTTTGGAGATGGTGGTATTTATGGTAGTGCCTCTAATGTAGTGAATAAAATACCTCCTTATACAGAAAGAGATACTATTATAGCGATAATTAGTTTTACTACTGATGGATTTAATGATATGAAAGTCCAATATTTAACAACAGGAAAAATAGCGAATAGTCTTAGTATCGGCTACGCTACAGGTTCGTCACCTAACGAAGTCTATGACCAAACATTATCCATAGTTGGTGCTAGTGGAAGCACTACATTGCTTTCGGAAGAGAATGAAGTCATACTGAAACTTAACGGAACTAGTGCTTCTAATTTACTCAAAATAACAGATAGTGCAGACCAACTACAATTTGCTGTAAAGGGAGACGGAACACTAACTACCGACTTAACCGCTAGTAGAGCATTGACTACAGATGCTAGTAAAAATATTACAGCGAGTTCGGTGACTTCTACTGAATTAGCATTGTTAAGTGGTGCGGCTTTTGGTATCGGTACTAATAATATATTGAGGGCTAATGCCAGTTTAGCAGATAATGATTTCTTAAGAGTAGATGGAACACAAATAGAAGGTAGAACTGCGGCTCAAACACTAACTGATATTGCCGCTATGCCACTAGCGGGTGGAACATTTACAGGGAGTGTTATAGTTGATAGTGGTCAATCGCTCGGTTGTGAAACATTCGCAAGTCGTAGATTAGCAACTGTTTCTGTAAGTGCAAGCACTACCTTGACAGAAGCAACTCACGCAGGAAGATATTTGATTTGTAGTGGAAATGTAACTTTACCTGCTACTTCTGCTACAGGAGTACATTTTACTATTCTAAACACAACAGGTGGTAATATCACTGTTGGAAGAAATGGTAATAATATTAATAATGCGGCTTCCGATGCTACGGTTGCTACTTTTAATGGTGTAACTTGTATTGCTATAGGCGGTAATGATTGGATTGCATTAGGAGTGTGATTATTATTTATCTTGCTGTTGCGGGGGCTTGTGCTGAACAAGAGGCTAATGCAGGTGGTGGCGGTTCTCCACCTACAGGATTAACCCCACCTAATCAAATATATACTGCTATTTCTAATGGTGGAGTAGTTGGATTTACAGCGCATACAATAGGGGTGAATTTTAATGAATATTTCGCAAACAATATCGGCCCACAAATAATAACGCCATTTAATGGTAATCAAACTACTAATGCAAGTATGACTATTACTGATATAACAAGCGGTTCGGGATTGGCACATTATATAAAATTATCACACAGTATGCCCGCTTCTGCTTTTAATAGTTTAATGGGAACAGGCTTTACTGGTGGGAGTGGTTCGGTACACATTGATGAAACTTTCTTTTTATTCGGATGGTATTTAGAATCTCCTAACGGAACGGCTACTATTGTGGGTATAGACATATTGGCAGCATCTGCAAACTTTAATGGTGTGGGTATAGCCGCTAAAACTAGCCGTTCCGAAATAGGGCAAACTTATCCTCTTATAGATTCAACAAGTTTTACTAATGCGCTTGAAGCCCTTAACTTTTTTGCAGGGCCGGTTTCTAGCGACTCTCATATTGGTTCTAATGGTGTTGTAACTGCCGGAAATACAACTCAGTTTGTTCAAGGCGATACTCATTGTATTTGTTCATTAAGAAACTTTGCAGGTAGAGGCGGTACGGGAACCCCTAATGCTACTGCCGGACAAACTATGAATATTGTATTTAGAATAAGGGCATCTATTGGCGGAAATCAAGAAAGAACTCATTTCCTTTATGAGTTAATATTAACTTAGGTGATTAAATGTTAGGAATAAATATACCCGAAGATGAAACAACTAACTGGAAGTTAGAAATGGATAATGGAGAACTTTCGCTAATTAAGAAAAGCGTAGGCTCTATTATGAAAGATAACTATTCGGAATATCATACCCATAAGTGGCTTTGGGATAATGCCGCAGGAGATATATTAGTAGCGGGCTTAGGAATAGGTTTTCTAAATAAAGAATTAATTGATAACCATACTTTTAATTCTGTTACTATTATAGAAAACTCACAAGAAGTAATAGATATGGTTTGGCCTTATTGTGCTAAGGACAGTAGATTTACTTTAATTAAAGAAGACATAGAAACTTGGAATATTCCCGCCGGTTCACAATGGGATATTGGTTGGTTTGATTCTTGGATAGGAGATAATCCTTTATCATACGATGGCTATAAGGCGGCCATGACACACAAGTATGGAAGTTACTGCAACAGCATAGGATTTTGGTATGACATTGATTGAGTATTTGGCCTACTTCTTGCTTAGTTTCGCTATTGGTTATTTAACCGTTAGTGTATTATTAGTTGAAGATAAACCATTGGGCGTAATTATTTTAAATTCAAACGACGAATAACTTTCGCCTATGCAGAAAGTTTTCGAGGTTTTTTAGAAAACTTTTTGAAAAATTTTGAAAAAAAAAAATTGAAAGAGGAATGGCCTAAACCATTCCCCCTTCATTTTGTTTTAACTGACCAAATGCCACTACATGAACGGCATTCCCATAACTTAACTTGTTCACTAGAACCAACATAGAATCCTAAGATTCTCTTCGCTAATGTCTTGTCCTTACAATAAGGACATTTCTGTTTCAAACTCATTTCTTATCTTCCGTTTGACCCATCAATCTTTTAATATAGTCATCTACACTTTGTTCTGTTATATTAGTGCCACCGAATGCGGCAAAAAACAATAGTGTTAGAATGACCATAAAGATAAACAGCCCAAACCATTCTGCTGTACTCATTACCAATTCACCTCCAAATCTACAAATTCTTCTTTCTCTATCGAGAAGGCTTTCACAATCCCGTGTTCTTTTCCATATTGCCAAAGGTCATAAACTAATTGGGTATCTTTCATACAATACTCAACAACTTCATCATATTGACCCATCTTCCATAACTTCGGTGCATCTGCACTATCCATAAGTTTAGAGTCATCCATAGTACACTTTACAAGATTCTTAAGTTGGAATCTTTCTCCGTGTTCTTTCAACAATATCTTACTAGTGTCAATATAGTTTTTATCACCTATGTACTTATGAATACAATATATATCCATAGAGTCTCTAAGGATGGGAAGGTCAAAGACCGCTATATTGTGGCCTAATACCTTTCCACCCTTAGATAGATGGTCATCTAAATCATACTTCAATTCACCTAGACTTTTAACAACATGACCGGATTTAGCAAATGAATCTACAGGTTCGTCAACATAAACTGTTCCTGTATTACCATCCCAAGTAGCCACTGTTGAAACTTGAAACATGTGGGTATTCCCAAAGCCACCTATTTCATGCGACATATTCTTTGTTTCAATGTCTAGTGCTAATACTGACATGCTTAATCACTAGACCATAACTTACTTATCTTTTCTGCATTTTCATCCACTGTTGGTTCATCTGCTCCGATTCTTCTCTTTAGAAAAGCGACAATGTTTGCACCTGCTATACTTAGCATGGAACAACATTCCCAACCTTCATCACCATAAGTATCTAATGTTTCAATTATTACTTTTGGCCCCTTCGTTACATCAAAAACAACATATGTATTTTCGTATTTCATTTCTTTTCCTCCTTCAATTTCAAATAGACTGAACGCCCTACCTTATTTTCCTCGAACATATTTTTAGTTTTATACTTTCCGAATAATCTATGAATAGTTGCTCTAGCCATAGATTTCTGTAATTCTTTGATTACTTCTTTCTTGCTAAAGAACCCTTCATTGTCTTTCTTAAAGCCCTTTATTGTCTCCAAAAACATCTGTTCGTTGGGTGATTGAGTTTGTGTTCCAGTCCTCCTACTAACCTTTAGGCTTCGTTCTAACCATAACACCAATGTGTTATAACATTGTCGCACTATGTTTCCGGCTTGTCTAACATTTCTACCGCTAACAATAAACCTCTTTTGTTTATTTGAGATAAACTTTGCTTC